GGAAGGACAGAATTATACAATTACAACTACTCCAAATACTACTCCTATTTGGATTTATCCTTCGCAACCTTTAGACCCTAAATATAATAAATTTGAAATTACTTGCTCTACAACAGATATTAATAATAAAACAATATCATAATGGAACAAGAAGAATTAATGCAATTTGTTCAATGACTTCCATCTAAAGTAGAAGAATTCCAAAATAAAACCCCTGAAGAAATTGTAGGAAAATTAAATGAATTAGCACAAACAGAAGATGGTATGAATACTATTTCTGGATTGATTAATCAATTTAAACAAGAGCAATCTGCAGGAATGTTTAAACAAGGAGGCAAACTTGCTTATCTTGTTAATAAATTTAAAGATGGAGGATCTGCAAAGAATGAGCGTAAAGAAAATAAGAAGGTTGTAAAAGAAGGTAAGAAATCTTCTAAATTCAATCGCACTGCATATAGAAATATGAAATCTGCTATTAAGGATCAAGATCTTGGATTAAGTAGAAGAGAAGTCAAAGCAGCTGCAATGAAAAATATTGTAGGAGATAATTCTAAACCTAAAGTAACAAAAACTGAAGGTTCAATTGTTTCTCAACCTTTATCTTTTGGAGTATCTATGAAAACTGGAATTACTCCTAAAGTAAATGTACAAACTAATGTTACTCCTGATTTATCTCAAGGTAATTTCAATCAAGCTTTTGCAGCAGCTAGAAGTGCAGGACTTACTAGCTTTACTTGAAATGGAAAATTATATGGAACTCAATTAGCTCCAACAAGACCTGCTCCTAAGAAACCAAAACTTCCACAATCTAATCTTGGATCAAGAAATATTTCTGGAGCAGAAGAAGCTGGAATGTCTGCAGCTAAAGGAATTAGACCAGCAAATATGAACGAAGAACTAGTTGCAACTAATCCTTTATATAGTGATTATATAGTGGCATCTAATTTAGGTAATCCTAATAGGTTTGATAGTAGATATATAGGACCTAGAAGTATGTCGGTCAATTATGGAAATAATGCTACTTTAGGATCTATTCCTATTGAACACCGCATCAATCCAAGAAACCTTGGTTCATTTTTCCAAGAAGGAGGTAAAACTTCTCAAAGAAAATCTGATAAAGCTCGTAAGGAATTTCATGGAGTAGATTTATTTGAATATGGTCCTAATAAATGAGTACATAATGGAGCACAAGTTGCTAGAAGTTTAAAACCTGGAGTTAATCAAACTGTATTACCTAACGGTGTTGGTTTAAGACAAATTACTAGAAATAATATTACAACATCAGAATTAGTATCTCCAAATAAACAGGATACTCTTTATATACACAATGGCATTGGAGGTAGAGTAGATAGTAATATAGATGATTCTGGAATTCTTGGATTTTTAGGATTGAGACGGTCGTCTCCTGTAAGTAATAGATATAAAGAACTCCAATCAAAGTTTGGAGCACAAAAATTTGCTGAAGGAAAAATAATTCCTAAAATAAAACGAGACACTGTTGTTAATAATGTAGGTAATCTAACAGATAGAGGTGTAATAGATAGAGAAATGATTATTGCAGGTACGATTCCAGGAACAAATAATCAATTAATCGACTCTATTCGTAGACATGTAATTGCTCCAACTTTTGAAAATCCGTACTTAGGTACTCAAACTATGCCTGGAGATACCTTATATTATCGTACTTCTGGAGTATATACTCCTTCAGGAAATGCGCTTCAGAGGGTTCAAGACAATAATTACAAACCTACAAAAGAGGAAAAAGAAAAATTAAATAAAAAGTAATGCTAGATTTATTCCTTTATGATAATGTAACATGTAATCTAAAGATTAACGAATACGAAATACTATTAATAAAGGAGTTTGCAGCGCTGTGAGATATAGAAAGAAATAAATGTAAAGAAGATCCAAAAGGAACAAAGAGGTTAAGAGCTTGAAGAGAATTTAAATATATATGGTTGTTTTGTGACTGAAAAAGTCCATATCAACAATACTTAGAGAGACAAAAGCATGATGCAGCTATGGAAGATTCTGGATTAACTCAAGAAGAATGAGATGATCCAGTCTTCCATGCAGCAGTTAGAAAATACATGGAAATCAAAGATTCTTCTAGAATACTTAGCCTTATAAAAACAGCGTATCGAACTCTTGAAAAAATGAGAGTATCTTTAGATAATATAGACCTTGAAGAGAGAGATAATAATAGTAAACCTATCTTTAAGGCAAAAGATGTATTAGCTGATATTGCTAGTATTGGAGTTATGGCAGATAAATTAAAAGAACTTGAGCTTAATTATAAAAAAGATCAAATGCAATCCAATGCTAAAAATAGAGGTGATGTAAAACCTGGATTTATGGATAGTTAAGTATGGTAAAGACAATTAAATCTTCAATGTCTCAAGCACGTAAAAAAATGCTTGAACAGATAAAAAATAAAGAAGAATCAGAAGTCAAAAGAAAGAAAACAGCTAAAGAGAAATATAAAGAACTTAGAGAATCAATAAAAGATCCTGAACCAACTCCTCAATCTTTTTCAGATAAATTCGAAGAAGAATTAAAAAAGCAATTACAAGAAATGCTTGGAGATCAGAAAGAAGATACTACAGAACAATTTGAGTATACTGCAACTGATTTTTATAAAAAGAGAGATGGTTTGTGAGATGTGGCGGTCACTGAAGATGTACTTTACTTTGATCCAGAGCTATCATATGAGTTAACTGGATATCGACCAATTAATGAAACTCAAGGTTTAGATTTTGATCCTACTCCTTTTAATGAACTAGCTCAAATTTATGATAGAACTGGTTCATATACGGAATATCCTGCAGATTCAAAGCCTTATAATGATTTCTGAAGAGAACAATATAAACGTTGTACTGAAGGTTATACAGTTGGCAAATATAGAATTACAGGAGATCATTATTTCTTTTTAAATTTCTATAGAATGGAAGTTATTTCTGAAGGAGCTAGAGGTGGTGCTGGTCGTAATGAAAAGTTTCCTACATTTCTAGCTAAACAATATGAATTCTTTCATTATGTTGAAATGGCTGAAAGACTACACAAAGATGTAGCTATATTAAAAGCTCGTGGTATTGGATTATCTGAGATTGTTGCTTGTTTAGCAGTAAGACCTTATATAACTAATAGAGGTTATCGTTCCTTATTAACTTGTGCTGCAGAAGGTAAACTTACTCCTTTAAAAACTAAATGTTGAAAGCAGTTAAACTGATTAGACATGAATACTAATGGAGGTATGCGTCACCTACGCCAAAAAGTTAATAATGCAGATACTAAACGTGCATCTCAAGTTACTCCTGATGGAGTTGAATATGGTTGAATGTCAGAAATTGATTCAGTAATTGCTGATACATCTGATAAGATTCGTGGTGATCGTGTCGATAGATTAATCTATGAAGAAGCAGGATCTAATAAATATTTAACTAAAAGTTGGATTCAAGGTAATGCCCTTGTTGAGCTTGGTGGTTATCATTTTGGAACACGTATTGCTTTAGGTACAGGTGGTGATGATATGGCACTTGAAGGTTTATCAAACATTTTTGCAAAACCAGAAGGGTATAATGTACTTCCATATAAAAACTATGATACAGAAGATAGAAAGCCACAATTAACAGCTTTCTTTATTCCAGCTCATAAGTTTAGTTTACGAGAAGAATTTTTAGATACAAGAGGAGTTACACAATCTGAAGAATTTAAAAAGTTTTATGAGGAAGAACGTAAAAAGCTAAGTGGTAAAGATCTACTTGATTATTGTGCAGAGCACTGTTTTATTCCAAATGAAGCGTTGTATAAACAGGGTGAAAATATCTTTGATTCAATTGCAATTGCAGATAGATTAACCCAAATTAGGATATTTAAAGCAGGATTAAAACCAGAATACGTATCATTATTATGAGATCGTTCTGGAGATACTCCTGATTTAACAAAAGTAAAAGTTATAAGTAATCCAAATAGTAAAATTGCTATATATGAAAGGCCACTTCGTGACGAAGATGGTCTTGTATTAAAAAATCTATATGTTGCGGGAATAGACTCTATTGACCAAGGTTCTGGAGATTCTTCTACTTCAACAGATGTATCTGATTTTTGTATAGTTATTAAGAAACGTATATATGGATTACAAGAAGCTAAATACGTTGCGATCTATAAAGATCGTCCTCGAGATATTCGAGAAGCGTATGATGTAGCAATGAAGTTATTAGTATGATATAATTGTAAAGCACTACTTGAACATACTAAGATTAGTATTGTTACATATTTTAAAGAAAAAAAGAAAGATAGTCTATTTATGAAACGTCCTGCTTCAACTCTTGGAGATATGAAAAGAGGCAACTCACAAATGATTGGTGTACCAGCTACAGAAGCTATTATCAAGCATGGTCTTGAATTAATTAATAATTTTGTTAATGATTACTGTTATTCAATTGATATTGATGAAATGCTTGAGCAATTGTTAAAATATTCTTGAGAAAATAAACGAAAGTTCGATATTATTGCAGCTATGGAAATGGCGGAAATTGCAGATGAAGAATTAATGAATATACGACCTGCTGCTCAAGATAAATTAGCAAAAGAATGAGAAAATATTGGATGGTTCACTAATGAAAAAGGCTATAAAGAATATGGAGTAATACCGCAAAAGAATGGAACTCGTTGATAAAGTATATGAAATAATTGAAAAGGCTATGTGTGCATATTACACTGGAGACTTTACATTAACTATAGATGGTAATCAATGGAAATTAAGTTTAGATTTGAATCAATGAAAAGCTCCATTAGTTTTAGTCTATGAAGGTGATGAAGAAGGTTTTTTCGAATTTCTTGAAAAAGAACTTAGAAACAGACAACTAGATAGAACAAAATATTATTCTGGAGAAATGACTACTCCAGGTGAAGGAAATCAATATATAGTATTAGAATATGGTGATAGAGAATGAAGTAAAGAAGATTAATGATGCGATAGGTAATCTTGTATATGATAAAGTTGCTATAAGAAAAGCTTATGGATATTATCATTGTCGTAGAGATGCAGATCAATTCAAACACCTAGAAGAAAATTACGGAATTGGAACTCCTACATCAGTTAGTTTTACACCATTAATTAAGAAACATATTGATGTATTAGTTGGAGAATATCTAGGTTTAAATCAAGATTTAAAAGTATCTTGTAAGGATGAGAAGACTGTTTCAAATATAATGAGAGAAAAGCAACTTAAAATTAGTGCAGAAGTATTTAATTATTTGCAACAGTATTTAAAGAATAACATTATTGCAGCTATTATTGAAAACAAAGAAATTGTAAATGATCCTTTTATTGAAAAAGAGATCAACTCAATTCAACAAGATATTGATCAATCTTTCGTTTCAGAATATGAAATTGCTGCACAAAATATTCTTGATTATTTAAGACAATCA